CTCGTGCGGGTCGAATATTAACGGCTACGCTGGCCCTTTGTGGGAGATATGATATGACCAGTTTTCCTTATGGTGAAACGGTTGTGATGCTTCAGCCGACTGTTCGTGTCGATGATCTTGGCGACAAGGTGGAAGACTGGTCTAAGCCTGTCGAGACCGTGTTCCATAATGTGGCCATCTATGCTTCCGTTTCGCAGGAGGATGAGGCGGCAGGCCGTGACTCGGATTATGAGCATTGGTCGATGCTGTTCAAGCAGCCTGTTGTGGGTGCTGATTATCGTTGCCGGTGGCGTATTCGGGGTGTTGTGTGGGAGGCTGACGGGTCTCCTGTGGTGTGGCATCATCCGATGTCCGGTTGGGATGCTGGTACGCAGATTCATGTGAAGCGTAAGAAGGGCTGATAGATTGTGGTCCGGGATGTGAATGTGAAGCTGAACTTGCCGGGTATTCGTGAGGTGTTGAAGTCTTCTGGGGTGCAGGGCATGTTGGCTGAGCGTGGCGAGCGTGTTAAGCGTGCGGCCTCGGCGAATGTGGGCGGTAACGCTTTCGATAGGGCCCAGTATCGTGCCGGCTTGTCGTCGGAGGTGCAGGTTCACCGGGTTGAGGCTGTCGCCAGGATTGGCACCACCTATAAGGGTGGGAAGCGTATTGAGGCGAAGCATGGCACGCTGGCGAGGTCGATTGGGGCGGCGTCGTGATCGTGTACGGTGATCCCAGGAAGTGGGCTAAACGTGTGCTCAAGGATGATGGCTGGCTGTCCGATATACCTTGTGTGGGGACGGTGCCCGATGATTTTACGGGTGACCTGATTTGGTTGGCGTTGGATGGTGGCCCGCAGTTGCATGTTCGTGAGCAGGTGTTTTTGCGGGTGAACGTGTTTTCTGACACACCGGATCGTGCCATGTCGCTAGCCAGGCGGGTGGAGGCTGTCCTTGCGGATGGGGTTGATGGCGGCCCGGTGGTGTACTGTAAACGGTCTACTGGTCCTGATTTGCTGGTTGATGGTGCAAGGTTTGATGTGTATTCGCTTTTTGAGCTGATATGTAGGCCTGTCGAATCCGAGTAAACGTTTTGTTTTGATATTGTTGTTTGTTTTTTGTTTGATATTGTTTTTGGGGGTTATGATGGCTGGAACACGTAAAGCGTCTAATGTTCGCTCTGCTGTTACGGGTGACGTCTATATTGGTAAAGCTCATGCCGGTGACACTATTGATGGTGTGAAGACGGTTCCTGATGGGCTGACTGCTTTAGGGTACCTGTCTGATGACGGGTTTAAGATTAAGCCTGAGCGTAAAACGGATGATTTGAAGGCTTGGCAGAATGCGGATGTTGTTCGCACTGTTGCTACGGAGTCGTCTATCGAGATTTCTTTCCAGTTGATCGAGTCTAAGAAGGAGGTTATCGAACTGTTTTGGCAGTCGAAGGTTACTGCCGGATCCGATTCGGGTTCGTTCGATATTTCTCCGGGTGCCACAACAGGTGTTCACGCCCTGTTGATGGATATTATTGATGGTGATCAGGTTATTCGCTACTATTTCCCTGAGGTTGAGCTTATCGATCGTGACGAGATTAAGGGTAAGAATGGCGAGGTGTATGGGTATGGTGTGACGTTGAAGGCGTATCCTGCCCAGATTAATAAGAAGGGTGATGCGGTGTCTGGTCGGGGGTGGATGACGGCTTTAAAAGCTGATACTCCTCCGACTCCTCCTCCGGCCCCGAATCCTCCGAAGCCTGAGCCGGATCCGAATCCGCCGTCTAATAACTGATACACATAGTTTGAGGGATTGTTGATAGATGAGTGACACGGGTTACACGTTGAAGATTGGTGACCGTAGTTGGGTGTTGGCGGATGCGGAGGAGACGGCGCAGGCTGTTCCGGCCCGCGTTTTCCGTCGTGCCGCCAGGATTGCCCAGTCGGGGGAGTCTGCGGATTTCGCCCAGGTTGAGGTGATGTTTTCTATGTTGGAGGCTGCCGCCCCGGCTGACGCAGTGGAGGCCCTTGAGGGGCTTCCTATGGTGCGTGTGGCCGAGATTTTCCGTGAGTGGATGGAATATAAGCCTGACGGTAAGGGTGCCTCTTTGGGGGAATAGTTTGGCTCCACGGCCTGATTGATGATTATCGTGGGGCCATCGAATATGATTGGAGGACCCGGTTCGGTTGCTCGGTTTATGATGTTGGTGGCCCGGTGATGTGTTGGGGTGAGGCTGTCCGGCTGGCTGGCGTGTTGTGTACCGATACGTCTAGCCAGTTGGCGGCCCACCTGAATGGTTGGCAGCGCCCGTTTGAGTGGTGTGAGTGGGCTGTGTTGGACATGCTGGATCATTACAGGTCTGCTAATAGTGAGGGGCAGCCGGAGCCTGTAGCGAGGCCGACGGATGAGCGTAGGGCCCGGTTTACGTCTGGGCAGGTGGACGATATTTTGGCGCGTGTTCGTGCTGGTGGCGGGGTGTCTCGCGAGATTAATATTATGGGGTGAATAGTGTATGTCTGGTGAGATTGCTTCCGCATATGTGTCGTTGTATACGAAGATGCCTGGTTTGAAGGCTGATGTTGGTAAACAGTTGTCGGGTGTGATGCCTGCTGAGGGTCAGCGTTCGGGTAGTCTTTTTGCTAAGGGTATGAAGTTGGCGCTTGGTGGCGCCGCAATGGTGGGCGCTATTAGTGTTGCTAAGAAGGGCCTCAAGTCGATTTATGATGTGACTATTGGTGGCGGTATTGCTCGCGCTATGGCTATTGATGAGGCTCAGGCTAAGTTGACTGGTTTGGGTCATACGTCGTCTGATACGTCTTCGATTATGAATTCGGCTATTGAGGCTGTGACTGGTACGTCGTATGCGTTGGGTGATGCGGCTTCTACTGCGGCGGCGTTGTCTGCTTCGGGTGTGAAGTCTGGCGGGCAGATGACGGATGTGTTGAAGACTGTCGCCGATGTGTCTTATATTTCGGGTAAGTCGTTTCAGGATACGGGTGCTATTTTTACGTCTGTGATGGCTCGCGGTAAGTTGCAGGGCGATGATATGTTGCAGCTTACGATGGCGGGTGTTCCTGTGCTGTCTTTGCTTGCCAGGCAGACGGGTAAAACCTCGGCTGAGGTGTCGCAGATGGTGTCGAAGGGGCAGATTGATTTTGCCACGTTTGCGGCTGCGATGAAGCTTGGCATGGGTGGTGCTGCGCAGGCGTCTGGGAAGACGTTTGAGGGCGCTATGAAGAATGTTAAGAGTGCCCTGGGTTATCTTGGTGCTACGGCTATGGCCCCGTTTCTTAACGGGTTGCGGCAGATTTTTGTTGCGTTGAATCCGGTTATCAAGTCTATCACGGAGTCTGTGAAGCCTTTGTTTGCGTCGGTGGATCAGGGGATTCAGCGGGTGATGCCGTCTATTTTGGCGTGGATTAACCGTATGCCGGGCATGATCACTCGAATGAATGCACAGATGCGCGCCAAGGTGGAACAGTTGAAGGGCATTTTTGCGAGGCTGCATTTGCCTGTCCCTAAAGTAAATCTTGCTGCCATGTTTGCTGGCGGCACAGCGGTGTTCGGTATTGTTGCTGCCGGTGTGGGGAAGCTTGTTGCAGGGTTTGCCCCGTTAGCGGTGTCGTTGAAGAATCTGTTGCCGTCGTTTGGTGCTTTGAAGGGTGCCGCCGGCGGGCTTGGCGGCGTGTTTCGCGCCCTGGGTGGTCCTGTCGGGATTGTGATCGGCTTGTTTGCTGCCATGTTTGCTACGAACGCCCAGTTCCGTGGTGCGGTGATGCAGCTTGTTGGTGTGGTTGGCCAGGCTTTGGGGCAGATTATGGCCGCCTTGCAGCCTATGTTTGGTTTGGTGGCTGGTTTGGTGGCCCGGTTGGCGCCAGTGTTTGCCCAGATTATTGGTATGGTTGCCGGGTTGGCTGCCCAGTTGATGCCTGTGATTGGTATGCTGGTTGCCCGGCTGGTTCCTGTGATCACGCAGATTATTGGTATGGTGACGCAGGTTGCGGCCATGTTGCTGCCTACGTTGATGCCGGTGATTCAGGCTGTTGTTGCTGTGATACGGCAGGTTGTTGGTGTTGTGTCGCAGTTGGTGCCGGTTTTGATGCCTGTGATTCAACAGATTTTGGGTGCGGTCATGTCTGTGCTGCCACCTATTATTGGTCTTATCCGGTCGTTGATGCCTGTGATTGCGGCGGTTATGCGTGTGGTGGTTCAGGTTGTTGCGGTTGTGATACAGGTGGTGGCCCGTATTCTTGCTGTTGTGGCTCCGATGGTGGCGGCTGTGATCGGGTTTGTGGCCCGTATTGTTGGTGCTGTCGTGTCGGCTGTGGCCCGTGTGATTGCTGCTGTTGCCCGTGTCATCGGATGGGTTGTGGCCCATTTTGTGTCTGGTTTGGCGCGTATGGGTTCGGTGGTTCAGGCTGGCTGGAATCGTATTAGGGCGTTTACGTCGGCGTTTATGGGCGGGTTTAAGTCGATTATTTCTGGCGGCGTGGCCGCGGTTGTGGGGTTTTTTACGCGGCTTGGTGTGTCGGTTGCTTCTCATGTTCGGTCTGGGTTTGGCGCGGCTCGTGGTGCTGTTTCGGCTGCGATGAATGGGATTCGTAGTGTTGTGTCTTCGGTGGCGTCTGCTGTTGGCGGGTTTTTCGGGTCGATGGCTTCTAGGGTTCGTGGTGCTGCCTTGTCCGGGTTTAACGGGGCTCGTGGTGTGGCTTCTTCTGCTATGCATGCTATGGGCTCGGCGGTGTCTAGTGGTGTGCATAGTGTGATAGGGTTTTTCCGGAATCTGCCCAGCAATATTAGGGGCGCCTTGGGTAGTATGGGGTCTTTGTTGGTGTCTGCTGGCCGTGATGTGGTGTCTGGTTTGGGTAATGGTATCCGGAATGCTATGAGTGGCCTGTTGGATACGGTGCGTAATATGGGTTCTCAGATTGCGAATGCTGCGAAGTCTGCTCTGGGTATTCATTCACCGTCGAGGGTGTTTCGTGACGAGGTTGGCCGGCAGGTTGTTGCCGGTTTGGCTGAGGGGATCACCGGGAATGCTGGTTTGGCGTTGGATGCGATGTCGGGTGTTGCTTCGCAGCTTCCGGATGCTGTGGATGCCCGGTTTGGTGTGCGATCGTCTGTGGGCTCGTTTACGCCTTACAACAGGTATCAGCGTGCGAATGATAAGAGTGTTGTGGTGAATGTGAATGGGCCTACGTATGGTGATCCTAACGAGTTTGCGAAGCGGATTGAGCGGCAGCAGCGTGACGCTTTGAACGCGTTGGCCTACATGTGAGTAAAGGGGTATGCATGTTTATTCCTGACCCGTCTGATCGTGCCGGTTTGACTGTGGATTGGACTATGTTTCCGTTGTTTCGTAATGCTCCGGAGCGTGTGCTTCATTTGACGGATTATACGGGGTCGTCTCCGGTGATGTTGTTGAATGATTCGTTGCGCGGCCTGGGTGTTCCCGAGGTGGAGCAGTTTTCTCAAACGCATGTTGGGGTGCATGGTTCGGAGTGGCGCGGGTTTAATGTGAAGCCTCGCGAGGTGACGCTGCCGGTGTTGGTGTCGGGTGTCGACCCGGATCCGGTGGGCGGGTTTCGTGACGGTTTTTTGAAAGCCTATGACGAGTTGTGGTCTGCGTTTCCTCCCGGGGAGGAGGGGGAGTTGTCTGTGAAGACCCCGTCTGGTCGTGAGCGTGTGCTAAAATGCCGGTTTGATTCGGTGGATGACACGTTTACGGTGGATCCGGTGAACAGGGGTTATGCCCGCTATCTGTTGCATTTGACGGCTTATGACCCGTTTTGGTATGGGGAGGAGCAAAGGTTTCGTTTTAGTAACGCGAAGTTGCAGGATTGGTTGGGTGGCGGCCCTGTCGGCAAGGATGGTACCGCGTTTCCTGTGGTGTTGACGCCTGGTGTGGGCTCTGGCTGGGATAACCTGTCTAATAAGGGTGATGTGCCTGCGTGGCCTGTGATTCGTGTTGAGGGGCCTTTGGAGTCGTGGTCTGTGCAGATTGATGGTTTGCGTGTGTCTTCTGATTATCCGGTGGAGGAGGAGGAGTGGATCACTATTGATACGGATCCTCGCCAGCAGTCTGCGTTGTTGGATGGGTTTGAGGATGTGATGGATCGTTTGACGGAGTGGGAGTTTGCGCCTATCCCGCCTGGCGGTTCTCGGAGTGTGAATATTGAGATGGTTGGTTTGGGTGCCATTGTTGTGTCGGTGCAGTACAGGTTTTTGAGGGCTTGGTGAATAGTTGATGGCTGGTCTTGTTCCGCAGATAACATTGTTTACGCCGGATTATCGTCGTGTGGCGCCTATCAATTTTTTTGAGTCGTTGAAGTTGTCGTTGAAGTGGAATGGTTTGTCTACGCTGGAGTTGGTGGTGTCGGGTGATCATTCTAGGCTTGACGGGTTGACTAGGCCGGGTGCTCGGCTGGTTGTTGATTATGGTGGTGGCCAGATTTTTTCTGGGCCTGTGCGTAAGGTTCATGGTGTGGGTCCGTGGCGTTCTTCGCGGGTGACTATCACGTGTGAGGATGATATCCGCCTGTTGTGGCGCATGTTGATGTGGCCTGTGAATTATCGTCCCAGTTTTGTGGGTTCGGAGTGGCGTGCCGACAAAGATTATGCCCACTATTCGGGTCCGGCGGAGTCGGTGGCTAAGAAGGTGTTGCTGGATAATGCGTGGCGTTTTCCGCCGGATGTGTTTCTGACCGATGATGAGAAGCGTGGACGGTTCATTAAGGATTTTCAGGCCCGGTTTCACGTGTTTGCGGACAAACTGTTGCCAATATTGTCGTGGGCTCGGATGACTGTCACGGTGAAACAGTTTGAGAATAAGGTGAAGGATCAGCGTGGTTTGATGTTTGATTGTGTGCCTGCTGTGACCAGGACGCATGTGTTGACTGCCGAGTCTGGTTCGATTGTGTCGTGGGAGTATGTGAGGGATGCCCCGAAGGCTACTTCGGTGGTGGTTGGTGGCCGTGGCGAGGGCAAGGACAGGCTGTTTTGTGAGGATGTTGATAGCCTGTCTGAGGGGGAGTGGTTTGATCGTGTAGAGGTGTTTAAGGATGCCCGTAACACGGATGAGGATGCGTTTCTTGCCGATGAGGCTGAGCGGGTGTTGTCCGAGTCGGGGGCCACGTCGGGGTTTAAGATTGAGTTGACTGAATCGGATGTGTTGCGGTTTGGGCCAGGCAATCTGATGCCCGGGGATTTGATCTATGTGGATGTGGGTTCTGGCCCGATTGCGGAGATTGTTCGGCAGATTGATGTGGAGTGTGATTCGCCTGGTGACGGGTGGACGAAGGTGACACCGGTTGCGGGGGATTATGAGGATAATCCGTCGGCGTTGCTAGCGCGGCGTGTGGCTGGTTTGGCTGCGGGTGTGCGGGATTTGCAAAAGTTCTAATTGTTAGGGGTGTGTTGTGGGTATTGTGTGTAAAGGGTTTGATGGTGTGTTGACCGAGTATGATTGGGCTCAAATGTCTGGTCTGATGGGTAATATGCCGTCTGTGAAAGGGCCGGATGATTTTCGTGTCGGCACTACGGTTCAGGGTTCCACGGTGTTGTGTAGTGTTTTGCCGGGGCAGGCGTGGGCTCACGGGGTGATGTGCACGTCGAATAGTGTTGAGACAGTGACAGAGCCGCTTCCAGGTCCTGGGAAGCCGCGATACGACTATGTGGTGTTGTCGCGGGATTGGCAGGAGAATACAGCCAAGTTGGAGATTGTTCCTGGCGGGTCTTCTGAGCGTGCCAGGGATGTGTTGCGTGCCGAGCCTGGCGTGTACCATCAGCAACTGTTGGCTACCCTGGTGTTGTCGTCTGACGGGTTGCAGCAGCAGCTTGACAGGAGGGCTGTGGCGGCCCGTGTGGCGTTTGGGGAGTCTGCTGCGTGTGATCCGACTCCGGTGGAGGGTGACCGTGTGATGGTGCCTTCGGGGGCTGTGTGGGCTAACCATTCGGGCGAGTGGATGCTCCTGTCTCCGCGTATTGAGACGGGTTCTAAGCAGATCACGTTTGGCGGTTCGAATGTGTATGCTTACACGATCCCGTTTGATCGCCAGTTTGCGTCTCCGCCTGTTGTGGTGGCGTCTATGGGCACGGCTGCGGGGGGCACGACACAGATTGATGTGAAAGCCTACAATATCACTACCAAGGATTTTGGGTTGGCGTTTATCACGAATGACGGGTCTAAGCCTTCTGGTGTGCCCGCTGTTGCGAATTGGATTGCTGTCGGCGTGTAATGTGCGGCCTGCGGGTATGTGACGTGTTGTGGTGGTTGTAGTGGTAGGGGGCTGTAGTGTCATGGTTTACACCTACGCTCGTGGCTTCTATTTGTACCGCTATCGCTACTGTTCTTGGTTCGATTCAGGCGGTTACTTACAGGTCGAAGAAGAGGCTGAGGCAGTTGTCTGCGCAGGTTGATGCGATGGAAGAGTACACGTGGAATATTCGCCATATTGTTCACCGCTATAACGCGAATCTGCCTGAGAATGTTGAGCCTGTGAAGATGCCTGATTTGCCCGAGTTTTTGAAGGATACTGTTGATGGTGGTGGGGGGTGAATTGTGAGGGAGTTGGAGGAGGAGAAGCGGCAGCGCCGCTCGTTTGAGAAGGCTTCCATGATACTGTTGTTTCTGTCGCTTGTCCTGTTGGTGGCGATGGCTGGGGGTGCCTTGCGGTATGGTTCTGTGGCTTCCCAGCGGGATTCGGAGCAGGCTAAAGCCCAGTCGAATGGTACAGCCGCCAAAGGGTTGGCTGCCCGTGTGAAGCGGGTGTGTGCCTCTGGCGGGCAGGAGTCGGTGCGTCTTCACCAGTCTGGCTTGTGTGTGGATGCTCAGCGTGTTGAGCGTAGTGTGCAGGGTGTGCCTGGCCCGGCCGGTGTGCGGGGGCCGCAAGGGCCGCAGGGGCCGGCTGGTGTTGATGGTTCGGCTGGGCTGGTTGGCCCTGTTGGTCCGCAGGGTTCTCCGGGTTTGAATGGTAAAGACGGTAAGGATGGCCGTGATGGGCGCTCGGTGGTGTCTGTGTACTGTGCTGGGGGCCGCCTGGCTGTGAAATATAGTGACGGTACGGCCTCTACCATATCGGGTTCTGCGGCCTGTGAGGGTGTGAAACCATCGCCTGTGGTTACCGTATCATCCCGCAAATAAAAAATGAAGAGGGAAGGGTGTTACTAGTGTTGATAGTAGTGTTAGGTGGTGACATGCGGTGAGATACATTCCTGCGGCGCATCACTCGGCCGGCTCGAATAGTCCGGTGAACAGGGTTGTGATTCATGCGACATGCCCGGATGTGGGGTTTCCGTCTGCCTCGCGTAAGGGGCGGGCGGTGTCTACGGCGAACTATTTTGCGTCCCCATCGTCTGGTGGTTCGGCGCATTATGTGTGTGATATTGGGGAGACGGTGCAGTGCCTGTCAGAAGGAACTATTGGTTGGCATGCCCCGCCTAACCCTCATAGTTTGGGTATAGAGATTTGCGCGGATGGGGGTTCGCACGCCTCGTTCCGTGTACCAGGGCATGCTTACACTCGTGAGCAGTGGCTGGATCCTCGCGTGTGGCCTGCCGTGGAGCGTGCTGCGGTGTTGTGTCGGCAGTTGTGTGACAAGCATGGTGTTCCGAAAAGGAAGCTTTCTGTGGCCGATTTGAAGGCTGGCCGGCGGGGCATCTGCGGGCATACTGATGTGACGGATGCGTGGCATCAGTCGGATCATGATGATCCGGGGCCGTGGTTTCCGTGGGATAGGTTTATGGCCGTCGTGAACGGCGGCAGTGGAGAGAGTGAGGAGTTGAGTATGGCTGATGTACAAGCGTTACATAATCAGATTAAACAGTTGTCTGGGCAGGTGGCCCAGTCGGTGAATAAGCTGCACCACGATGTGGGTGTGGTTCAGGTTCAGAATGGTGACTTGGCGCGCCGTGTGGAGGCCTTGTCGTGGGTGAAGAATCCGATAACTGGGAAGCTGTGGCGTACTAAGGATGCCCTGTGGAGTGTCTGGTATTACGTGCTGGAGTGTCGCAGCCGTCTTGCCCGGCTTGAGGCGGACGTGAACCGGTTGAAAAAGTGATGGTGATGTGTGATGGGTAAACAGTTCTGGTTGGGCCTGTTAGAGCGTGCCCTGAAAACTTTTATTCAAACGTTTGTTGCCGTGTTGGGTGTGACTGCGGGTGTCACCTATACTGCGGAGTCGTTTCGTGGTTTGCCGTGGGAATCGGCGTTGATAACAGCAACGGTTGCTGCGGTGCTGTCGGTTGCTACCTCGTTTGGTAATCCGTCGTTTGTGGCCGGCAAGCCTGGCAAGCAGCCCCAGGTGGATGCGGGTTTGGTTCCACCCGATGATGGGGGCTTGGTTGAGCCGCATATGGTTGATGTGTCGGATCCTGGCATGATCGAGCCTGCAGATGATGTGGATGGTTTTGGTGGCTATGAGCCTCGGCGTGCAGCCGAGTCGGAGGTTGGCACGGTAGAGTCTACTGTTGCATAAGTGAATATAGATGTGTGCCCCAGCGGTGCTGCCACGGTTGTGTGGTGGTTGCTGCTGGGGCACTCTTTTTGTTTATGCGGTGCGGTTACTGTTTGCTATGGTTGTTTGGGTATCCTGCACTGTCGCAGCACCACAGGATTTCGCTGCACTCGTCTAGCGTGTCCTGATCGATTGTGAGATCGTCGAGGCTGACTTCTTTGACGGTGAGGTTCACATCATCGAGTGAGATGGGTATATGGTACTGGTTTTCGACACTGTCAACAATGTTTTCTAGCTGCTGCATGTTGGTGGGCTGTTGTTGGATGATTCGGTGTACCGCTGTTTTGAGGGCGGCGTAGAGGATATTGGTTGTGTTGTTCATCGTGTTATGCCATTCCTTCGTTATCGTCTGGCATGTAGTATGTGCTGTTTGCGTACTCGGTTAACGTCATCAGTGTTTGGTCTGCCCACTGTTTCGCTGTCTGCCGGGTGACTCCGAGTCGTTGGGCTGCCACAGAATAGGTTTGGTCATACCCGTATACTTCACGGAACGCTGCCAACCTGGCTAGCCGTTTTCGCTGTTTGGATGGCTGGCAGGTGAGGGTGTAGTCGTCGATGGCTAGCTGTAGATCGATCATGGTAACAATGTTGTTGCCGTGGTGTTGTGGCGCGGTTGGTGGGGGTGGCATGCCCGGCTCCACGCTCGGTTTCCATGGGCCGCCGTTCCAGATCCATTGGGCGGCTTGGATGATGTCGGCGGTGGTGTAGGTTCGGTTCACTGGTCATCCCCTGAAGAGGTTGTCGAGGTTGTCTGGCTGGCTGGTGCCGGTGGTGTCGAATCGTCCCACACAGTGGCAGTAGTCGTACATGAGTTTAATAATGTGTTGGTGGTCTCCCAGGTAGGTGTTGCCGCTGATGCTGTAGGTGGCTGTGCCGTCTTTGCTGATGGTGTATTTGGCGGTGATGGTTTCGGGTGTTTCGGTGTTGGTGATGATGGCGGTGGTGGTGGAGCCTACGGTTTGTAGCCTGGTGGTTTGGGTTCCGTCGTCGAGGATGGTGGTGACCATGGTGTGTGTTTTCCTTTTCAGTTGCTGGTTTGGTTGTCTGCTATGGCGGTGATTTCTTGTACCGGTTTGGGTAGGTCTAGGTGGTGGACTGTTTTGTTGGCTAGCCGTTGGGCTACACGGTAGCACATTTGGGTCCACTGGTTGCCTTCCAGTTGGTGGTATTGGTTGCGTACGGCTATGTAGAGGAGTGCGTCTTGGTGTAGGTCGTCTGGGTTGACGGCCGGGTAGTGGCGGGCCGTGTTGATGCAGGCTTTGTGTAGCTGGTGTTGGTGGTGGGGGGTTGCCCATTCCCAGTCGGCTGTGGTGGCTTGTTCTACTTTGGTTGGTCGTTTGCTCATGGCATCTCTTTTATCGGGCTATCTGGTAGTTGTTTGGTGTTTTATGGTTGATAGTGTAGCACACGAGTCCGGGGTTGCCGGTGGTGCCTGTCTTGTGCCGGTACCAGACGGATTCTCCTTCCATGGATGGGCATTGGATGAAGGTGCGTTGTCCTTGTTCGGAGATTTCGAGGTGGTGCCGGTGTCCGGCCATGAGAATAGTGGATACGGTGCCGTTGTGGAATTCTTGGCCGCGCCACCATTCGTAGTGTTGGTTGTTGCGCCATTGGTGTCCGTGGGCGTGCAGGATCCGTGTTCCGGCCACATCAACGGTGGTGGTCATTTCGTCCCTGTCGGGGAAGTGGAAGTGTAGGTTGGGGTACTGGTTGGTGAGTTGGTAGGCTTCTGCGATGGCGCGGCAGCAGTCCACGTCGAAGGAGTCGTCGTAGGTGGTGACTCCTTTGCCGAATCGTACTGCTTCGCCGTGGTTGCCGGGGATGGATGTGATGGTGACGTTGTGGCAGTGGTCGAATTGGTGGATGAGTTGCATCATGGCCATGCGGGTGAGCCGGATTTGTTCCGTCAAGGGGGTTTGTGTGCGCCAGGCGTTGTTGCCGCCTTGTGACACGTATCCTTCGATCATGTCGCCGAGGAAGGCGATGTGGACTCGTTGCGGCTGTCCTGCTTGCTGCCAGTAGTGTTTGGCTGAGGCGAGTGAGCGCAGGTAGTCGTCTGCGAAGTGTGCTGTTTCTCCTCCGGGGATGCCTTTGCCGATTTGGAAGTCGCCTGCCCCGATGACGAAGGCCACATTGCTGCTGCCGATGTTGTCGGCCTGTTTGGGTTTGGGTGGCTGCCATTCGGCTAGTTTATCGACGAGTTCGTCTACCGGGTGGGGGTCGGTTGCGGGTTGGTGGTCGATGATTTTTTGTATGGATCGGCCTGTTTCTCCGTTGGGTAGGGTCCATTCGGAGATGCGTGTGCGGCGTACAGTACCGTTGGCTAGATTGTCGTCGATGGTGTCGATGGCGTTGTCGTGGTTGGCTAGCCGTGTGAGGAGCCGGTCTATATTGTCTATCATCGGGTATCCTCCTCTTCTGTTTGCGGGGTGGTGTTGGCTTGTGTGCGTCGGTAGTCTTTGATGATGGTGGCGGAGATGGGGTATCCGGCTTCAGTGAGCATTTGGGCTAGCTGTGTGGCGGGGATAGACCTGTCGGCGAGGACGTCTGCGGCTTTGCGGCCGTAGCGTTGGATGAGTGTTTCAGTTTTGGTTGCCATGATGTCCCATCGGTTGTGTGGTGGGCTGCCATCCTGTGCGGCAGTCGCCGTCGTGTCCTGGTTTGCGGGTGCACCACGATATGGTTCCGTCTGTGTGGTTGAGTGTTTTGCCGCACATGACGTCACATAGATGCTCCGGCAGCTGGTCGGTGTTGTTCCTGTGTGTGTCGGTCATGTGTTGGGTTGTGGTGACCATCATGCCTCCTATGTGTGAAAGAGTGTGCAAATATGATGCTGGTGTGGTGGGTGTTTATGCAGGTATGGTTTTCATCACCTTGCTGAACGTTACTTGGTTATTGTACATCATTTGGGTGATGTCCTGGTCGGTTTTGTCGGGGTGCTGTTTTCGCAGGTTGGCCCATTGGCAGGCGTTGTCGGTTTCCTGTTGTAAACGTGTCAGGTGTTGCTCGTTGATGATGTGTTTCCACATGGTCCATGACACGTCGAGCCGGTTGAGGATTTCGAGGGCTGGCACGTTGAACTGGTCGAGGAAGAGGATCTCTTCAGTGTAGTAGTCTTTTTCGTATTGGTCCCATCCGCTTCGGTGCCTGTTGGGCTGGTTTTTGGGGTAGGCTTCCCGGCAGATTTTGTGTAACCGTTTGGCCATGTCGTCGGGTAGCTTGATGTCGGGGTTGGCGCGGATCATGGATCGCATCCCATCATAGGTGGTGCCCCAGGTGTGCATGATGCGGAGTGGGTCCACGCCGTCGGCCCATTTTTCTGCACAGATGGCGAGGCGTGTGCGTCTCCTAGCAGCCTTGCTGGTGTCGCGGCGGCCGGGGATGGGGCAGGTGTCGAGGGGATCCATGATGTTTTATGCCTTTCTTGATTTGGGTTGCTTGTCTGGTTTTATTGTAGCACAGTGTCTAGCGCTTGTGTCAACCCTGTTTTGCCTGTTTTCAGGTATGTGTCTGTGACGTCACCGACGGTGAGGGGCACGTGGATGGCTTGGGGGAGTGCCGTCTGGAGGGTTTGGGCCATCTGGTCGCCTGCTTTGTCGGGGTCGGACCAGATGTAGATGTGGTCGTAGCCTTCGAAGAATTTGGTCCAAAAGTTTTGCCACGAGGTGGCTCCGGGTAGTGCCACGGATGACCATCCGCATTGTTCGAGTATCATGGAGTCGAATTCGCCTTCGCAAATGTGTATTTCGGCTGCCGGGTTGGCCATGGCGGCCATGTTGTAGATGGAGCCTGTGTCCCCTGCCGGGGTTAAGTATTTGGGGTGGTTGTGGGTTTTGCAATCATGCTGGAGTGAGCAGCGGAAACGCATTTTTCGTATTTCGGCTGGCTCGCCCCATGTGGGGTACATGTAGGGGATGGTGATGCACTGGTTGTAGTCTTCGTGGCCTGGTATGGGGTCGTTATCGATGTATCCAAGGTGGTGGTAGCGGGCTGTTTCTTCGCTGATGCCTCTTGCTGAGAGGAGGTCGAGTATGTTTTCGAGGTGGGTTTCGTAGCGGGCTGAGGCTTTCTGGATTCGGCGGCGTTCCGCAAGGTTGTAGGGTTGTATGCTGTCGTACATTCGGGTTTCTTTCTTCGAGTTGTTGTTTCAGTTTGTGGAGTCCGCCTCCGACACCGCATGTGTGGCAGTACCAGAGGCCTTTGTCGAGGTTGATGCTCATGGAGGGCTGGTGGTCGTCGTGGAACGGGCAGAGGATGTGTTGCTCGTTCCTGGACGGATTGTACCGTATCTGGTAGGTGTCGAGGAGGCGGCGGGTGTCAGAGGTGTGGGAGGAGCTCGTTGAGGGTTGATACCACATAGGCTTCGCTCCAGGGTTTGTTGCGCTGTTTGAGGATGACGAGTCCGATGGTGGAATTGTTTTGTTTGTTTCGGTGTGTTTCGTAGTTGCGTGCTTCCCGGCTGGCTTGTTTCACGAATTCGGCGAGATGGGGCTGGCCGGCTTTCGCCTCGATAATGTAGGTTTTGTGGCCGGTTGTGAGGATGAGGTCGCCTTCATCCTCTTTACCGTTGAGGTGGAGGCGTTCTATATCATGGCCGGTGTCTCGTAGCTGGTGGAGGAGTCGTGTTTCCCATTCTGCACCTGCCCTGCGGTTTCTTGATTGTTGTGTCGACATGATAGTCCTTTGTGGTGTTCGGTCATGTTCCATGGCTGTTTTTCGGCGAGGGGCCCGAAGAATGTGTATTCGGGGTAGGCTCGTAGTCGTTCGTATCGGGTGCCGTCTGGGCTGGATCGGCCGGTGCGCTGTTTTAGCACGGCGATGCGTGCCTCGGCGGGGATGGTGAGCCCGTTGCCGTTGTTTTCGCCACCATAGAAGGAGACTCCCAGGATGAGTTGTGGTTTTTCGGAGAGGCCGTTTTTGATTTCCCGCCTAGCTGGGGGGTGTTCGATGTCGGAGCCGGTTTTGTCGGTGGCGTGGTGGGTGACAATAAGGGTGGAGCCAGTATCCCTGCCCAATGCTGTAATCCATTGCATGGCTTCTTGTTGGGCTTGGTAGTCACTTTCGCAGTCTTGGATGTCCATGAGGTTGTCGATGACGATGATGGGTGGGAAGGTGTTCCACATTTCCATGTAGGCTTGCAATTCCATGGTGATGTCGGTCCAGGTGATGGGTGACTGGAATGAGAATGTGATGTGTTGGCCGTGGTGGATGCTGTCTCGATAGTATTCTGGCCCGTAGTTGTCAATGTTTTGTTGTATCTGGGCGGTGGTGTGTTGGGTGTTGAGTGAGATGATTCGTGTGGAGGCCTCCCAGGGTGTCATGTCCCCTGATATGTAGAGGGCGGGCTGGTTGAGCATGGCGGTGATGAACATTGCTAGCCCGGATTTTTGGCTGCCGGAGCGCCCCGCGATCATGACTAGGTCCCCTTTGTGGATGTGCATGTCCTGGTTGCGGTAGAGGGGTGCTAGTTGTGGTATGCGGGGCAGCTCGGCGGCTGTTTGGGAGGCTCTCTCGAAGGATCGTTGGAGAGAGAGCATCGGAGCCTTAATCTATCTGTTGGTTGGGTGGTGGTCAGATGGAGTCGATGTCTACATCATCGCAGGTGTCTGGTTTGGGCTGGTTGTCTCGCTGGTCGACGTAGGCTGCTACGAGGTCGTAGATGGCGTCGTCGAGGGGTTTGAGGACGACCGCGTTGAATCCGTTTTTGGTGCGCACGGTGGCGAGTTTGAAGGCTTGTTCTTCGCCGAGGTAGGCTTCGAGGTCGCGGATCATGGAGTGCGGGCGGTCGTTGCTGCCGCGCACTTTTTCGATGATGGCGTTGGGGATGGTTTCTGGGGTGCCGTTGTTGAGATCCTGGAGGGTGTGGAAGATGGTGACATCAGCGTAGATGCGGTCGGCGGTCTGTCCGCCGTAGCCTTCAGTGTTGTGTTCCACATCATGGACTTTGAAGGCGATGGCGGTGGCGTCCTGGTTTCGGGACGGGTTGAAGAAGGTGCTGCTGCTGTTGCTGTTGTTGTGGTAGTTGGCGAGTCCCATTGTTGTTTCCTTTTACTGTTTGTGTTGTTTTGTTTGTTGGTTTGTGTCGGTTTTTATCGGGTGAGGCTGTTTCGTTTGGTGCGGAACGCCTCGGACACGTCACTGTTGCTGGTGATGGTCTTTTTGTACTTTTTGAGGAGGTCGGCTAGCTGTGCCTTGCTGGTGGCCTTGTTGATCTGGTCGATAATAATCTCGTTTTCGTTGGATGCGATGTTGTCGACGTAGTCTTTGGCGGCCTGGTTGTATCGGTCTTGTAGGATGATGGATGCTGTGGCGATCAGTGTCGCCAGGTCCCAGTTCCTTGCCGCGGAGCTGTTTTTGAGTCCGCCTAGCAGGTCGATGATAGTCTTCTTTACCTGGTCGGCGGTGTCTCCGCGGATGACGGTCCATGGGGCGGCGTAGTCGCCTCCGTATTTGAGTGTGACAGTGTATCGGTCTTCGTCTGTGTTGTCGTTCACTGGTGCTCCTTATCTTCTTTGCTATGTTGTGGCTGGGTGATGGTTGTGGTGGGGTACCGGTAGGCTTGCGGGCCGCCGTAGGCCCAGCATGAGTCTCGGACGGGGCAGCCTTTGCACATCGGGGTGACGTGGGGTATGAACACGTTATTCGCGATTCCTTGCATGGCGCTAGTATACATGACGCCGATGTGGCGTGCAGCCTCGGTGTCGAGCGGGATGGGCCCAGTATCGTATCCGGTGTTGGTGTCGCCGGAGGCTGTTTTGTGGCTGGGTGTCCAAAACATGCCATAGGCCGGCTGTATATCATCCTTGAGATGGAGTAGGTGCCTGTAGGTGTAGAGTTGAAGGTTTCCTTGCGGTATGGCCCCGGTTTTGAGGTCGAGGATGGTGTATTCGCCGGTGGCGGGGTTGTGGAGGATCCTGTCAATGTATCCTACGACCCGGGTGTCATGGTTGAGGGTGGCTTCGACGGGGTATTCGATGCCGGGCTGGCCGTTGATGGTGGCGATCTCGTATTCGGTGTGTCTCTTCCTCCAGGTGGTCCACCTGTCGACGTAGATGGGCCCGTAGTGCATCCACCAATCGTAGTCTTTTTTGTTGGGTCCTCCGCTTTCGCAGACGGTTTTGCAGGTGCGCCCGGAGGGGCGAATGTCTTCGCCGTCGCCGACTTGGCGGATGATTTCTTCGGTGAACAGGTCGCCGAAGGAGGGGATGTCCGTGTCGTTGTGGTGGTAAAGGTTTTTGTCCCAGGTCTCGGTGATGGCGTGGATGACGCTTCCGGCGATGGTGGCATACCAGGTGTGTGCTGTGGCGTGGTAGCCGTGCATGAGCCGCCATTTTTCGCCGCATTCTACCCACTGTGACAGTGATGAGAAGGAGATGTGGTCGGGTAGGTCGATGATGGACGGTTTTTGTGCTAGAGGCATTACTTGTCGCCTTTGTGGGTGTTCCATGGGTTGCGGGTGTCTTGGCCGGCATTGTGCTGCTGGTATGCGAGGAGTGCCAAGCAGTGCCAGGCGGCGTGTGCCAGGTGGGGTAGCCCGGATTCATAATCGAGGTTGCGTCCTTGCTGCCATGATAGGAGGTGCCTGTAGAGGGCGTCAACACTGTGACACCAGGGGTATCCTCCGGTCCAGTTGTTGTCGCCGTATTTGGTGGCACCGTAACCGGCCACTTCGCCGAGCAAGTGGAGGGCTGTGGGGTCGATGAGGGAGAGTCTGCAAAGTTTGAGTTCTTTTCGGGCACCAGTATCGGGGTTGGTGTATATGCGGGTGGGCTTGTCCATGGGGTGTGTGCTCCTTGAGTGTGGGTTACTGGTTGGGGTTGTGGGCGAGTGCTATGGCGAGGATGATGATGGCGAGGGTTTCGGCAATAATGATGGGTGTTGTGATCATTTGCTGTTTCGGGGATGGTTGGTGAGGGTTGAGGCGCCTAGGAGGGTGGTGAGGGCGCATGCGGCGATGATGGCGAGGGCTGCCTTGTGTGGTGTGCCGGTTGCGTACATCCATGTGATGATGCCGCCTTGGATCCATGCCAGTGTGGTGAAGAACGTTTCGTAGCTGTGCAGCTCAATGTTGTTGGGTGTGATGTCATTCATGGTAGTTTTCTGCTTTGTGTGCGATGGTGATGTACAGGTCGTTGAGTGTGGTTTCGATGGTGATGAGGGTATTGATTTCTTGGTTGAGATCGATGTTGTCTTTGAGGGTGTCGATGCGGGCGGCGATATCGGTGGCGGTGCGTAGGCTTACTGCTGCACCGTGGACGATGTGGCACATGTCGGTGAGGCCGACTTTGGCGATGTAGTGTGACATGAGAGGCATAGCGGGGATGCTCCTTGGCGGGTTACTGTTGCGGGTTGATGTTGAGGTCGGTGACGTGCGGGTGGTCTTCTGTTCCGGTGACGAGGCAGTGGACGGTGACGGGTAGTTTGGATGCTCCGGCCTGTTTGGCGGTGGCGCCGTAGACGATGCTGAACGTGTCTTTGCCAATAATTTTGTGGAGTTGGAGGTCGATGTCGGGGTTACCGTTCCAGTTGACACCCTGTGTGGCAGCCATCTGCTCAGCCTTGTCATTGCAGGCGTGTGCCGCCGTGATCATGGTGAGTCCGGTTGCGGTTTCTTCACCCCTTGCTTGGGCCTGCCGGTGGGTTTTGGCCTGCTCGGCTTGTAGGGAGCGGACTGCTGCGGCCTGGCGGGCTTTCTTCTCAGCCTTGCGCTGCTGGACGGTTTTGGGTGTCCATTCGGTGTTGGCTGTGGTGGCTTGTGGGGCTGGCTGTGAGGCGAGTGGTGGATTGTCGCCTGGTGCCGGGAGGAAGGATGCTGCGGCGATGATGGCGACTGTGGCGCCGGCGATGGTGTAGCCTTTTTTCTTGTTCATGACTGTTGTCCCCTTTCCGGGGTGTTGTTCGTTGCTGACATGATTAATACTTTCAGCGGCTGGACCCTGTGTCAACGTTTCGCTCAATAGTCTTGAGCGTATGTGGTTTGGCTAGGGGTGATGCACGCTTTGAGGATGGCCTGGATGTCAATGCCGGCGATGTTTTGGGCGAGCCTGGTTTGCTCGGCGAGGCTCAGATAGTGCACGGTGTTGTGGGTGTAGACGGCCCCGTCGGCGGTGAGCCACCAGTCGGGTCGAAGGGTGTGGATGGCCTCCTCCACGGAGTGCCGGTATAGTCCTGCCGCCTTAGTGAAGTTGATGTGCGGGTTGGGGTCGTCCTCAAGGATAGTGAGGTCAAGGATCTTGGCAGCGGTGGGAATATCTTGATAGAGCTGCGAGTAGTGTGCCGCGATGATGGTGGCCAACATGGATATGCCTTCCTAGGGGGTGAAAGGGTGGGGCCCCCATCGTCGGGGGCCCGTGTGTGTTGATATGTGTTACTTTGTGGCTTCTTGGAGGATTGTGGCGGTGTCGATGTCGTCGATCTCCCAGGCAAGATCCTCTACCTCGTCCGGGGTGAGTGGCTGCGAGTTGTGGGGGCCGGTGACTGATCCGTCAAGGGCGAGAGTCCAGTCGGGGCGGTAGTGTTGCAGGGCTTCTTCCACGGCGTCCCGGTAGGCGTGTTTGGCGGCGTCCAGGTTGATGTGGCGGGCGTGCCGTCCGGCTAGCTGGGTGAGGTCGAGGGGGTCGTCCTCGGTGTGGCTGGAGGGGGGGGGGGTGGGTGGAGGTGAAGACGCGGAAGAGGCCGTCGAGCCGTACATCAATGCTGGAGGGTTGTATGAGGGCTGCATCGTAGGGCTCGAGGGAGAG